GATCAGGATGCCGAACTTGTTCGCGGTCAGCGTCTTCTGGCCGAAGCCGGGGTCCGCCGTCGCCAGGGCCGCGGACTGCGCGGCCGAGACCGTGACCTGCGCGCCGGCCGTGGTGAGGCCGGTGTGCTGCTGCACGATCGGGACCTGGATCGGCTCGCCGCCCGCGGTGTTGAGCACCGTGGGACCGGTCTGCATCACCCCGCTGACCTCAATGAGGTAGCTGAGCAGCTGGTCGTAGAAGTCGATCGGGACAATGCCGGCGTTCGTCTGGTTCGTGAACGAGCCGGGCGGCATGTACGCGTCGGTCAGCACCCGGACTTCGTGCGGGCTGACGGGACGGCCGCTGCCGAGCCGCTGCATGATCCGCGACTCAGACGGGACGACGTCGATCGTCTTGAGCTCGCCGCGGGCGAAGGAGCGCAGCTCCTCCTCAAATTTGTTCAGCGGCCGGTGCATCCCCGGGTTGCCCGCGCGGCTCTCCAGCCCCGCGTACAGCTCGTCGGTCGCCTTGGTCCGCTTCTCAGTTTCGAGAATGTCCTTCAGGCGCTTGTCGACGATGTCGATCTCCGCGTGCATCGCGTCGAAACTGCGCTGCTCGTCGTCGGTGAAACTGCGCCGCTCCGTCGAGGCAGTCATCGCAAGGCCCTGGATCTTCGTCCAGATGCCCTGCTCCTGCTCGTGGAGTGACTTGGCAAGGTCAGAGGCCATTGCCAGTCCTTTCAATTGAATGAAGGACCGGCTCCGGCGCGGGAAACGCGCGGCCTCGGTAACGTGCAGTTCCAGATTAGGGGAAATCCCCGGTAAACGCATAGCCCCGGCAGCGGGGAAACACAAGAGCCCCCGGGTTCCGGCCAGGGGCTCTTGCTTACTGCCTTCGTATCGCTGTCAGACGATGACAGCAGCCTAGCTCGCGGGCGGCGCGGGCACCACGTTCGTGACGGCGGAAACCCCGGCGTCAAGGCTCGCCTGGACCGTGGCGATCTGCGCGACCGCGGCGTCGAGGGCCGTGGTGTCGACCGACGCGGGCAGCGCGGCAAGCGCGGCCTGGATCGCGGTGATCGCGGTGCCGAGGGCCGTGACGTCGCCCTGCACGTCGGAGAGCAGCGACAGGATGTCCTGCGCGGCAGCGTCGATGTCGGACTGCTGAGACATAATTTTCTCCAGCTTCCTGTTGAGAGTGTCTTCCAGCTGCTGAATGCGCTGGAGTATCCGTCGTTCCGCGTCTGGGTGGAACACGCCTGTTACCTGCCCGCTGCTCACGGGATTAGTCGATCGGGGTCAGCTTCGACCGCATCGCGAGGACCGCGGCCAGCGCCTCGGTGCCGAGCAGCGTCCGCTTCTCCTCGTTCGCCGCGGCCTCGGTGTCAGCGGCGTCGCGGTTGCGCGGGCGGCCGGGACCGCGGCCGGCGCCGTCGTCTACGGACATCGGCTGGTGCGCGCCGCCGTGCCCCTCGGCCATCGCGCAGGGCAGCCCGTGCTCGAACCCGCCGCCGCGGCAGCGGTTCGCATGGTCGCCCTCGTGCCCGGCGCCCAGGACGCAGGGCTCGCCCATGTGGAACTGCTTGCACATCTGGGCGTGGTCGTGCATGGCGCGCTCGCCGTCGCCTTCGCCGGCATCTTCCTCCGGCTCAGCCTCAGGCTCGGCCTTGTACGTCCAGTTCCGCAGCGCGACCGCCGGGTCGTCCATCACGCGCATCTCGTCCGGGACGGCGGCAGGCTCGGCAGCCGGCACCGCCGACGGGCGGTCCGTGCGGGTGAAAAACCGCTTGGCCTGGCCGGCCTCCAGCATGGACCGCACCTCAGCGGGCTCGGCGTCGACCCACATCGCCAGGGACTCGACGGCGCCGGTCATGGACCGGGCAACGGCCGTGGTGTCGCGGTACGCCGGGTCGGTCACGGGCGCGACGTCGAGGGCCTCGACCCGGTGCAGGGACCGCATCGGGAACCCGTAGTCGGTGACGCCCCAGGTGTCGTCCTCGCCGGGGTTCAGGCACCGGAAGGCGAACGAGCTGTACCGCACGTCGCCGCGCTGCACGTACTCCAGGACGTCGGCCCGGCAGTTCGGCGGGATGACGTCGTAGTGCAGCCCGCGCTCGTCGGCTTCCAGCTGGAGCGTGCCCGCCTGGGTGGTACCCAGCAGCATGTCATCCTTGTGGTTGTACCGGCAGACGAGGTTGACGTCCAGGTCCTTGGCCTCGATGGCACGCAGGGTCGCGTCGAAGGCGCCGGGCATGACGCGCTCGACGAACCCGCCCAGGCGGCGGGACAGCTTGTTGAACGCGGCGGCGTAGCCGGTGATGTGCCTCGGCTGGTCGTCGCCGATGGAGCGGATCTCGGGCACGTCAGACAGGTAGCGGACCTCGGGGTACAGCGACTCCAGGGACCGGCCGGTAGCACCTGCCTCCGCGTCGTGGTGAATGCCCTTCGCCTTGGCTGCCGCCATTACCTTGCCCTTCGCCTGCGACGCGAACCGCGCCCCCTGGCCGATACGTGACAGGGCCGCGCGGATGTGGGCCTCGTCGTGAATGGGGTAGTGCCGCTTGCTGCCCGGCACGGTCTTGCCGTTGACCTTCTTGCCGCCGGGCTCGATGTAGGCGAATGCAGTGTCGGGAAGGTTGTCCCGCGCCGCGGCGGACAAAGTGGCCATCAGACAGTCTCCTCATGGTCTGTCTTCCAGAGTAGGCATGTGCTACCTGGGGTGCAACGATTCACTTCTTGTGCCCGTTCGCAGACAGGACGATCTCACGGAGGTCGTCCCGCCCCGGAACCCACGGGGCGAGCATGTGCGAGGCAGGCACGTATTCGTCGGGTTCCTCGGCCGAGATCCGCTTAGCCCGCTCGGCGATGGAGTTGTAGAGGTGCCGGGCCAGCTCGCGTACCTCGTAGTCCTGGCCCGCGTCCCGCTGGACGCTGATCAGTGATGCGAGGAACGACGCCGGGTCCTGGGTCAGCGGCAGCGGCGCGTTCGGACGGCCGATGGGGGCCTTGCCCGCCGGCGGCACCGGCCCGGTCACCGCGGGGGCCGCCGCACTGCCGGAGGTAGGCCCGGAAGCAGACGACCCGGATCCGGTATTAGAGCCCGGCCCTGACCCCTGGCCGGTGCCGTGCCCGTACTCGCCGTTGTCCGCCCGGGACCCGCCGGAGGCCGCGCCCTGCTGGGGCAGCACCGCCTGCGGCAGCTTGCCCTGGGCGATCATCGTCTTCTCCAGCTTGATCAGCCGGTCAGCAGCGACGTCGATCTCCAGCACGACCGACTTCAGGAACGACTTGGGAATCGCCCCGGCGCGGGTACCCATTGCGTTCATGGTGGTGAGCGGCAGCTCCTCGCCGCCGACACCCGACGGCAGCGGATCCATGTCCTCTAGCTCGCGGATCTCGTCGGCGGTGCGCATGCCGATGTTCCGCATCACCTGGTACATGTTGACGCGCGCTTCAAGGTCCGTCTTCAGCAGCGCGTCGGTGTAGAACCGGGTGAAGCGGTTGCGGGGCAGCAGGTCGAAGAAGCTCTGCTCGAACCGGACCAGCCACGGACGCAGCGCCTCGATAATCTGGAGGGTGCTCTGCTCCGAGGTGGAGTAGGTCAGGCTGTCGCCGCGGGTGCCGCCGAGCCGGTCGGGCGGCAGGTTGAGGATCGCGGCGATCTGGGTGGCGTTAAGCTGCATCGCTTCGATGAACTGCGCCTCGGACGGCGGCACGGTGACCGGTTTGTAGTCCCAGTCCCTGCCGTAGACCAAGGGCTCGCGACGGCGCAGCGACCGGACCAGCTCGGCGCGGATCTCCGCGGCCTGCGCCGCGTTCACTTCCATCTCGGCGTTCTGGAAGGTGCCGGGCGGGAAGCCGCCCCCCTCATACCAGCTCGTACCGTAACGCTGCGCCTCGTGCCCGGCGGTGATCGTCAGGGCGAACGCGCGCATCGGCGAGATGGCCTCAACCCGGCCGGGCAGGGTAATGCCGCGGACGTGGAACACCTCGGCATCAGGCCCGTACCAGATAACCTCGCGGCCGAAAACGAACACCTTGGCCCGCAGCGGGTTGGCGCTGTTGACGTCCTTGGCTTCCATGACGTAGACGTCTTCCGGCGGAATCCACTCGATCCCCGTCGGAAACCCGTAGCCGTCCTTGCCCGTGATGAAGCCCCAGGCGTTCCCCTGGAGCAGCACCGAGACCATCGCCTGGGACATCCAGTCGAAGAACGTGCCAATCACGGACGGCTTGTCGAAGAGGGTGGGGCCGCCGTACAGCTTGTGCTTGCCCGTGCCGATGGACGCCGGGCCCTCTAGCTTCTGGTAGACCCGCAGCGGAAGCGAGCCGGCGTTGTCGGCGAGCAGCTTGACGCCGGCGTACAGGGCCGGCAGGCCCATCGCCTCCTCGGGCCCGTAAAACTGGCGCGTCGGGTGGGCCGGGCCGCCTGTGTCAAACCGCCAGAACGGATTTGACCAGGGCTTCCAGGGGACACCCCCGATGACACGCTGCTCGACAGCGCTCGCGCGGATGTTCTCGATCAGGCCCACTGCCAGAGACGCCCCTTCAGTCGGGTGTCGTCTCTAGCTCCTGCTCAGGCCGTAGAGGCTACCTGATTACAGAGTAGGGCCTGGTGACCTGGCGTGCTACGCGTGCTGTTACCGGTGGCGTTCGACTGTGAGCCAGCCCCAGTGACCAGGTGCGGGCTTGTCGTCCTCCAGCCACCTGCCGTCCCCGTCCTGGTGGTAGCGGTAACGGGGAATGCCGTCACCAGGCCACAGCGCGAGGGTGACATGCCAGCGCCGGGTGTTCAGGTACAGCCGGTTCGGTTCGCCAAGCG